TATCTTCATGCTGCTTTGTGTTGCTGCTGATCGTGTGCTCAAGAAGCCAAATGGTGAGATTGAACTCAACATCAAACCTGATCAGTTGAATCACACTAACTTGAAGAACTCTGGAGTTTATCGTAAGTTCCTGGAGAATGTGGATAACATCCAAGCATCTCCCCTGCCCTTCAAGTGATATAATTAAGGAGTCTTCGGACTCCTTTTTTATAGCCGGCCCTTTAAACTGTCTTATTACTGTGCAACCTAATTCAATGAAGACCGAGTTCATCTGCGTCAAACCAAAGTCTAAGAAAGCAAAGAATCGTTTTGCGAATGAGATGGACTTGCTACACTCTTGCCGCATTGAGAAGCGAGACGATGGAAAAGTTTTTCTTTCATCTATCTCTGGACGCTACTTTTTCTGGATGAATGAGAGTGCAGACGATCACTGGGAAGTGATTAAATAGTAAAACTAAACGCATTGTTCCTATGAAAGATCAGAACACTATCCCTGATGGTGAAACTAAACAAGATAAGTGGAATCGAGGTCTTGACATCTTCATTGAATCTGTTATTGAACCAGATCCAGCACTCAGAGCTTGTGCTCACAATCAAAAGTGCTATCATGAACTGATGGATGTTCGGGAAGATGTTCTTAAATATCTCAAAACTCTGAGGTGGAATGGATAGAACTCAAGAGATAATTGTTAGAACACAATTAGACAACATAGCCAAAATTACTAATGGTAAATGGTGTCGAGTAGAAACCCTCAATTCTAGAGGAGAAAGAACAACAAAGTTTGTTGTTGAATTTACCACCCCCGAATCAAACAATGATCATTGATTATGATTACAAGCAGGTAGAAGTTCCACAAGAAATTGTAGAATACTGTGATGTTTTCACATACTATGCAGATCGTGATAATCTGCGTTACATTGATTGCGTTTACATGCACATGGGTTATTATGGGAACAACATAGACCATTTGTATAAATTACGTTACAACATTGTTCCTGTCTTTAATTAAATGAAAGAGTTTGATTATGAACTTGATTACAAGGCACTTGACTTCACAGATGCAGAGACTCGCAAACTTTATCGCATTGGAAGGGGGGAACAAGGAGTGTTATTGGTACGGCCTTACACTCACGACATTTGTGCTCATTGGCGATTTCGGGATGTAGAAACTGCTCAAAAGTCTTCATCTAAAATCTATTCAATGTTCTTAGATTACATGAAGAATGAAGACTTTATCGGCATGGACATGTGCCGTAAGTTTTTAGAGATGGGATTTACCCGTGCTCGTCGTTATGCAAATCATAAGTCTGGGCGCAAATATGCAGTGAAACCACCATATTATCATACTGGTGATCGTGGTGGTGCTCCTATTTTGCCACAAGAATCTGATGCACTGACCAGTGAAAAAGCAAAGGCAGCAACAATATTCAAGACAATTCGTGATAAAGCTGCATATGACTCAAAGTATGTTACAATGAGGAAAGAATGGAGATCCCAGGAATGACAAATCCCATAGCATATGTTAAAAATACTAGAGAATCTTGGTCAAGATCTCTTGAAAAAAATATTAGAGAAGTTCAAGTACAATTTAAGGATGAGAATCCTGCATGGATTCCATATGAAACTCTTCTTGCAATAGAAAGCAAGTTCTGTGCTTAAATATATACATTACGTCATTGGAGTTTAATTATGGCGAAACAATTTGTTAGTTCAAAGGGTGAGATGTGGGAGTGGGATCAAACTCCTGAAGCTGCAGCAGCGATTGCAAAATTGCATGAGAGGATTCAGCAGCAAAAGATGAAAGAACATGACGACAAGTACAATTACGACACCAGCGGAAAATGAAAGAACCATTAACACCAGAAGAAGTCAAAGCAGCATCTGATCTATTCTTCCCTCTATTTGATATTGTAAATAGTCAAATGCCAGAGGATGCAACAATCACAGACACTCTTGATGTAATGGAGTCTGTTTGTAAGCTTGCACATCAATCACGCGAAAGGGGTGGGTCTGCTAATCTACCATTTGGTTTTAATAAGAAAGATGGTGAAGAATCGGAAAGTGAGGAATAAATAGTTAAACTCTCTTAACATTAATATCATGGAGGAACTAAGCACAAAGAAAGCAGCAAAGAAAATTATTAAAAGAGCGAAGAAGCATCCTGAGTATTATACTCCGGAAGAAGTATATTATGCTAAGTTGATTAAGAAAACTTGTAAGAAAAAGAAAAATCCTTGTAATGACTAAAGTATTGAGCATTGACCTTGACTACATCATGGGTCCTACGATTGAAACTTATCAACATAAAGTAGATGGCCCTAATCCCTCAGCGGGTTGGGCCAATTTTTATGACAGCACTGATTTTAAGGAGAATCAGTTCTTTATTGATCAAGGCAATTTAATCTATTGCTACAATACTTTTTTGAAAGCTCTGAGTGAGAGTGATAACCCCAAAGTTCTCTTTGGATATGATCATGATGCAATTCTATATTTGATTGGTAACGAAAAGAATATCGATATAGTCAATATTGATCACCATGATGATGTTTTGCATGGTGAGTTTTTAGAGGAAACTCCTGATTATATGAAAGATGATGTTGATCATCATCTTTTGGAAAGAGAGATTGAATATATTAAAAGACATCACCAAGTTAATGAAGGTAACTGGGGTGCATGGTTAGAACTTTCTGGTAGGTTGGATTCATTTACCTGGATTCATAGTGAGCACAGTGGAAATATTGATAGAAACTCTTTTACTAGAAAGTTTCTTGGAGATAAATTCTCAAATCATGTAAGACAAGATTATGAATTTGATGATTATGAATTTGATCATATCTTTGTTTGTCTGTCTCCACTATATGTTCCAAAAACACACTGGCATTACTTCACAATGTTTGTGATAGCTTACGAAGAGTTCTGTGATGAAGATGCTACAATCGTATCTGATAGAAAATTTGAATGGTTGTTCAATAATATGAACACTCATGAGACTATTATCCAGCAAAAAAATATATTTTGAATTGTTGCCCGATCCCAAAGAAAAGATTAAATTTATAACTAATTGGGAAATGACATGTTAGAATGTCAAGACATCCGGAGGTTGCCCTCATGACCCTGCCTAGAAACAAAAAAATCGAACACGAGCATATCGAATCGATGAAAATCGCAGTAGAACAGGCAGGAATTGTGGCAATTCATCCCGAAAAAATGGAAGAATTTGCTGAGTATCTAGTACAAAAGGCAAGGACACAAGAATAACTGGCATAAGACTGCTTTACAAGCAGTCTTTTTTAATATAAATTGGCCCCATACAAAAACAATACTATGAAACTCCAAGCAGTTTTACTCTCAGCACTTTTTATTAGCACACCAGCTTTTGCTGGTGGTCCGCGTGTTGGTCACCGTCAGACTCACTTTGAGGAGTATTGTTATAAGAATGTAGAAAAATATATTCCAGGATACTATAATGAATTTGGTCAATATGTTGGCGGATATGTAAAAAACGAACGCAAGAGGGTTTCATGTGGAAGAAGATATTATATGCCTCAGACTTCTCCTGATTCTTTCCCTAGATATGAAGAAGAATATCCCAACACAGGTAATGTGGATAATAATTCCTGTATAGAAGGTTCTATTCTTGGTGGTATTCTTGGAGGTGGTGCTGGTGCAGCTGCATCCCGTGGTGATGGTCGCCTGTGGGCTATCCCGCTTGGTATTGTTGGCGGTGCCATGGTTGGATGTCAAGTTGATGGAGGTTGAAGGCCGGCCCTCTAAAGCGTCTTCATAATGTAATCACACATCATCATGGCAACCCGCTCACGAATCGGCATTCAACTTTCAGACGACAGTATTCTTTCTGTCTATCACCACTGGGACGGTTATCCTTCCTGGTTGGGTCGTATTCTGAACACACATTACAACTCACGATCTAAAGTTGAAGAGCTGATTGACGGTGGTGATATGTCAGTCTGCTGGACTGATGACTGCTTCCGCAATTCTGATGGTAAGATTGAGAAGAAAGCAGAATATGGTCCTCAATACTATTCTGAGCGTGGTGAAGATTGCCCTCCCCGTCTAGATAGCAGTGTCGTGGAATATCTTGACAAAGATAATAATGAAGAGTATGCTTATGTTTATACTCGTGATAGTGAGTGGAAATGTTTCGACATGAACGCATTTGACTACAGAAAATCACCTGAACTTACTGAGATTCCTGCTGGAGCATTGATGGTATGATTAACTACAATGAAGATCGAAAAGATTTGCAAGTTGAGCGATGGATTGATGATTTCATTGCAGAGTGCGAAGTTGAAGCAGCAAAGCTAGAAGTTACAGTTGACTACTACATTGCTGAGTTCATTTAATTATGTTAAACTATGGAGGTAATCTACCGAGGCCAATGACTCAAAAATTTCTCTACATTGTGGATCATTTTATTCCCTTTCCCCAATCTGAATATGGTGGACTTTGGAATGTCGTTGCAGAACATGATGATGAGTGTTTTGATCTGATTGCAGATGGAGATGATGGATTGAATCAACAATATTACAATCGTCTCCGTGAAAATATCAGTAAAGCACCGACATTTGCACTAACAAACGAACATGAATCCTGCATTGTTGAAGAGTTTACAACATGATTGAACTTCCACCTGATTTTATTCATGAACCACCAAAAGGCTTCTCTTATGAAGTTACGGAGCATCGAAAAAATATGCTTGCTATTTGGATTCTCAACCATGGCATGTTCTCTTATACTGACACACCACCTCGGTCAATCTGGGGTTTCTACAGTAGAACAAAGAGATGCTATCATGCGCCTATTAACTCCACCAAGCACGGAGATAAGGTAGACATTTCTAATACTAGGCCTTATACTGCAATGCAACTTAAACTCACACCATTGGAGGCAGCATTTGCATGAAATATATCCCACAAGTTGATGACTATGTAAAGTGGAAAGGCCATCAGGGATGGGTATATTTTAAGTGTGATGAATCTATCAGTATTGAGATAGGTGTCAAAGATAAAAAATGTTGTCTTGGCACACGACACAAGAAAGATCATATTCTGCTTGTATGCTATAGTTTTCAGTGGGATGAACTAGAATATGTTAAAAATAGACGAGACAATAACGTTGACGAATATAAATCACAAGAAGGAAGATATATTGACCCATAGTATGAACTACAATACATAAGAAAAAAACTTCATGTCAAAGCGAATCGATTTATTTCCAGTCTCATACTACAGGGGAGCTGTGGAGGATAATGCCAAGTTAAAAGATCTTATTCTCCCCATTGTTGAGAGAACTGTCAAGGAGTGCGAAACTCCTGAAGGATGGTTGACAACAAATATTACAACTTCATTCTGTAATGAAAAGATTAGTAATGAATTGGCAAACTTGACAGAGGTTAAACGTCAATATTTTAATGTGATCAAAGGATTTTTTGATGACAAGTTTAGACTTGAAATTGATGACATATGGTATAATAGTTACACAGATGGAGAATATCAAGAAGCACATAATCATTGTGGAGATGCACTAGCACCAACACATTTTGCATGTGTTCACTTTCTTTCTTTCAATCCTAAGATTCATTCTCCTCTGACTTTTATTGATCCGATGGATACACTTAGACATCTTTCAATAAATATGAAGACTGAAGAATATAGTGATAGGCACAATCCACGGGTAAAGGAGGGTAGTTTAGTCATGTTCCCAGCTTATTTGAAGCATGAGGTAAAATCTTATCCATCACACCCAGACGAACCTAGAATTACAGTTTCTTTCAATATCACAGTTACCGAATATGCAGGATTAGATGACGAAGATGATGATTAAAGTTTTCGATAATTTTCTGACAGAGGCAGAGCAAAAAGGTGTCCTTGATTATTGTGAAAACAAGGCAAAGTATGGATATGGTGAATCTGATGATGGAACAACTCCTCCATGTGGTGTAACTCACGACATTCATAAAAATAGTCAATTATTTAAGTTTTTAGAGGAAAAGATAAGACCATTGGCACCCGAAGGTGTTCCTCTATACAGAATGTATATCAACTGTTTTGCACCTGGAGAAGTTCCTTATTTTCATACAGATGGTGATGATGGTGTAACTTTTTTATATTATCCTCAATTTAATTGGAAACCAAATGATGGTGGAGAGACACAACTGTATGTCAATGGAAATATTCAAGGTATAGTCCCTGTTCCAAATAGGTTGATGGCTTTCGATGCTACGATCTTACATAGAGCAACATCTTTTAGAGATCGATGGAGATTCACTATTGCTATTAAGTTTGAAGATGGTTGCGACGATGACGACGATTGTGATGATGATTGCGATTAAATTTTGGAAGATATGGAAGTATTCACTGGGTAGTTTCAGTGATGACAAAACAAAACCTTATGACAATTATGTTGCTATTATTCGTAGCATCATATTTGTAAGTTTACTTACAACTAACACTTTTATTGTATCTGGAGTAATTCGACACTGGAATGATGTACCAAGTGAAGTATCTAAAACCCAAGAAAAAGGGTTATGCACAACACACAGCAACTTTCCTTAAAATTGATGATGCTATTTTCTGGGAAACTATCAAGACAAAGGAGGGATGCAAAGACTTTCAAATCTTAGTTAAGTAAGCCGGCCCTCTAAATTGTCTCACTAATGTAATAACAAATCTGATGGATCACTACCTCACTGAGCAACAAGTTGAAGAATTGGTCAATTTTGATCACATCTATGAGGATCTTACAGATCTGATTGAAGACGAACAAAAATTTGACATGAATGAGTACCTCAAATCCAACATTGATTATTGATATGAAATCATCTGAAATCCTATACCAGCTTCAAGATCTGCGTGAAATCTGGCGTAAGCAATCGTTTACTTTCACCAATGATCAACAAAAACGATATGATCAACTCAAAGAGATGAGGTCTGAAAGAATCAAATACATGTATGAGAATAACATGGTTTACAAATCTGGAGCATCTAAATAAAAGGAGGTAAGTTCTTTTCTCAGATGAAAACTTTTCAGGAGTTCATTACTGAAGTATATGATAAAGAAGTCCAAGGACGTTCTCAAATTAGGAGAACTGGCGAGGGTGGAAGGATCGGTGCTGATCGTAAGAAAACAGCACCTGAGAAAAGAAGGATGAAAGCTGTTGGCGGGGGCAAGATGGTCCCCGCTAAGGATTACAAACCAAGAAAAGATATTGGTCAACAGCGTCAAAGATCTGAGAGAGAACAACAACCAACACAAGATAGAGGTTCTGCTAGAGAGAAGCAATTAGCAGCAGCAAAAGCTGAAAGAAAGAGAGCAGCACAAGCAAGAGCAGCAGCAAGAAAGTCTGGTGGAACAGTATCAACAACCAAGACAACATCTAAGGATGCTGAGAAACAAGCAACCAAATTGCTTTCTAAAAAGTCAGCAAAGAAACCAGTAAATCCTAATTATAAACCACAGAAAGCAAGTGGTTACAGTAGAGAAGAAAGAAGACAAATTCGTAGACAGGGTGAGAAACTCCGTCGCCATTTAGTGAAAGGAATTAACAAACCTGCGAAGGAATACGAACCCAGATAGAGGCCGGCCCTTCAAAGCGTTGCCATAGTGTAAGCGTCCTCAGCACCCTTTACAATCGCCTGTAAGGGTGTTATTATATTATTCAGGTATCAAACCACCCTCTGTGACTATTACCCTCCGTCCGCATCAAGATCGCATCATCAATCGCATGTGTGATTATGACAAAGGTCAGATCATTGTGCCGACTGGTGGTGGTAAAACACTGACAATGATTGTTGATACTCAGCGTCGTCATGATGCTGTCAACAATGGAACCACCACAGTTGTTGTTGCTCCGCGTATTCTTTTGGCAGAGCAGCTGTGCAGTGAGTTTCTTGAAGTTGTTGATACTGTCAACACTCATATCATGCACGTTCATAGTGGTGAGACTCAGCATTTCAGCACCACTAAAGCAGATCAGATCCACATTTTTGCTGGTGTTGCAAGAACTGCCGGTGAGAATGTTATCATCTTCACCACATATCACTCGCTTCATCGTGTGATGGAGGCAGATATTGAGGTAAATACTATTTACTTTGACGAGGCACATAACAGTGTGCAGCGTAACTTTTTCCCTGCTACTGAGTTCTTTTCTAACGATGCTGATCGTTGCTACTTTTACACTGCTACTCCTAAGCATAGTCTTACAATATCGAAACCAGGAATGAATGATCCTGCTGTTTATGGTCAGGTTCTTGTCAATGTTCCTGCCCCTGAGCTTGTAGAACAGGGTTACATTCTTCCTCCCAAAGTTGTAGTCAAGCAACTGCCTATGATCAAAGGTCGTAAGGTAATGTATGCTGATGATTGTGACAACCTGATTGAGACTATCGATGACAACAACATCGACAAGACTTTGATTTGTGCTCGTACAACAAAGCAGATCATCAACCTTTTGACTCACTCTGAGTTCTGCAATGAGTTGCGGGAGCGTGGTTATTCGTGGATGACAATCACATCTAAGACCGGTGCAATCATTGATGGTAAGAAGGTCGATCGTGAAAAGTTCTTTGACACACTGAACACTTGGGGCAAAGATCCTGACAAAAAGTTTGTTGTTATCCATCACAGTATTCTCAGTGAGGGTATCAACGTCAGTGGTCTTGAAGCTGTTATCTTCATGCGTAACATGGACTACATTGGTATCAGTCAATCGATTGGCCGTGTGATTAGATTGGGCGGCAAGTCTAAGACCTTTGGTCTAGTTTGCATTCCAACTTATGACAGTGTAGGTATCGGCACTGCCCGTAAAGTTCAGGCAGTTGTTGATGTCGTGTTCAATCAAGGTCAACCCGCTATCAGTGAGATTCGTCGATGAAACTAACACAAACTAAAAGATCCATTCTAGATCCTAAACCTGTTGAGGAGGGATTTATGGTGGGAAAATATACAGACCCATTGTGTTATGCTGCTGTACCGATTGCAGGTAGTAATACTAAACTAGCAGTGATATATCAAGGCAGAATTATCAAAGAGTGTCGCAATCGTCAATCAGCAGTTAATTTTATCAGCAAACATAGCAAAGGAAAGTCAGTCGCAAGACTCCCTGTCTAAAGCCGGCCCACTAAACTGTCCCTGTAGTATGAAGAACACCCACCTAGAACACCCCGAAGATACTATTCTCACGGGTGACCTTTCTATCCTTGATTGGTTTCTGACTGACAGCGATCTTTCACTCAAAATTGATGGTGCTCCTGCGATTGTGTGGGGCACTGATCCTGCAACTGGCACAGCTTTCGTAGGCACTAAAAGTGTTTTCAACAAAAAACTTATCAAAATCAATCACTCTCATGAAGAGATTGATGCTAATCATTCTGGCAATGTTGCTAACATATTGCATCATTGTTTCGATAACCTTCCTGATTTCAGTGGGATTATTCAAGGTGATTTTATTGGGTTTGGTGGTGACAATGCTTTTTGTCCCAATACGATTACTTATGTCTTTGATGAGATAATTCATCAAGACATAATCGTAGCACCACATACAATCTATGTGGCAGAAAATGACCTTCGTGATGCTATTGCATCTCCTATGATTCTGT